GGAGTTGTGCGTAAGGCTAAAGGACCAGCGACTAGGGCTAAAGCATCGTTAAGGAGATGGAAATGCCGATAAAGAAGGGTTTGTACTACAACATCAACAAACGCAGAGAGAAGGGCTTACCGCCCAAAGAGCCAGGACAGAAAGGCTATCCAACCAAGGAAGCCTTTGTCCGTTCTGCTAAGACTGCAAAGCGCAAGACTAAGCGCTGATATAGCTGATTACGCCTTGACCTAGATTATCAACATCCTGGTCTTGGCATAGCAGCAAATCCATGTACCACAATGTAATGGCTGACTGTCCAGCTTTCATGCGATTAACATACGCATTAAGACTATTGACTACATCCCAGTCCTTTGTAAACCCAATTAGGCAACCAAAGTTGTCAAACATCCAGATGTTGTTGTAGCCCAGATTGGATAAGCGCTGGTTCATGGCAAAGTATTTCTCGTATTGCCATGGCTCTTTAAAATCTTCCTCAATGAATATGGGTGGCTTCTGCGTAAACGAATAGCTATCAAGCACATCCCAGTCATAGCCATCCACATCCACCTTGAGTAAGCCAATGTCCTTAACATCAAACTGCTCAAGAACTTTATCCAACAGCTTGTACTGCGTACCGATCTTAGCCTTATCTACTTGAACCTTGTTGCTAATCTGCAACACATTCTTATGCAAGTGAAGTAGGTGCTTGTCCTCTGGCTCAATGCAAACAAACTCTAGGGCTGGATTCTTCACGCCCATGGCTACCGCTAATGCACCACAGTTTGCACCAACATCCACAACCGCACCCTCTAGGTAACTAGCTAGGTGTGGCAAGAACTTATCGTACAAGCGATACTTCTCTTGGTACACAGCTACTAAGTTCTCATCATTGAACTCTAATTGCTTGCCTTCTACAGTATGTATTTTCATGGTTATTCCGATGGTGTGAGTTGACCTTCAAATGTATATGTGCCGATGTGTGCTAGCTGACACCATGGCGCTGCAAAGACCTGACCACCTGATTCTCTCCAGATACGGCAAAAGTGGTAATCCTCTGAAAGCAATCGATTTGTACCTGGCTCAATGGAAGTCGTAAAGAACTCCTTGATTGGCTCAGATTGTTTCATCTTGCCTGACAGATCCACTACATCATTGGAGTAGCTTGGTACTACCTCACCTAGCTTGTCAAAGACCTCACGCTTAATAAGCATGAATCCTGTACCGCCATTGAATATCTCTACTGGCTCATTGACTGGTACAGTTACCTCTCCAGCATAGTTCACCAGGTTTACGACAAAGCTACCCGTATGGCTTTTGAGCTGGTCAAATGGCACACCCCGATCCATAGCTGCTTTGACTGAGTGCCAGTTAATCTCCTTCTTAGGATAGATCCCGCAAATAATGTCCTTGTCTGCTCGGATCATGTGGATTACATCCGATGCACGAAACTTAATATCCGAATCAATAAACATTAGGTGGGTGCAATCGGTCTTGAGGAATGTACTAGTCAATGAATTTCTAGCCCTAGTGATTAGGCTTTCATTAAACATAAAGCTAAACTCTGCATCCACGCCATTAGCCTGGCAAGTGGTCAAAAGTTGAATGATTGACTGGGTATAAAAGCCAGCGCACATCCCGCCATACATGGGCGTAGCTATAAAAATCTTAGGCTTCTTGGTGTTCTCTTGCATTTTTAAATTCCTCAATTGGTGTTAATTGATCTTGCGTTGCAACATAGTTGTCGTGATAGCCTAGGTTTTTAATCTGGGCTACCTTAAAAAATTCATCCCGTGTAATAGCGCCTAGGATCTCCACTAAGAAGTCTTGGTGATAGCGCACTAGAATGGCTACATCGGCTTTGAAGTGGGCGTGAGATTGGAACAGTAGGTACTTAGCCCTAGTTGTCTTGACATCGACCTTCAAGCCCTTATATTCAAAATCCCATCCTGGGTCACCCCCCAAATAATTTTCAAGATTTACTGGAATGTCTAGGTACTTGCTGACTGCCCACTCGCCAGTCAATCCTTCTCTGGCTGTGCCGTAGTTATCCCGCTTCTTGTCTACCCGCTTGTAGTTGACTAAGCCCTGATCCCGCTTGTACTTGCAACGATCTGCTGCTGCCCATGCAATCTCATAGGTATCTAGGCTAGAAAGAAAGTAGATCATATTTTGCCGATGATCCAGCCAATTAATAAGGCAATCAATACAACCATAAATAGAATCAATAGCTTACAAACAACATCCATAAAGCTATCTTCAGGCTCGTTGAAGTCCATTACTTGACTGCCATAAGAATAAAAATACATAGAGCTAAAGACAAAAGGTAAGCGATCCATTTCATCTCGTATCTGCGCTCTTTTGCCCATAAGCCCAACATGGCACTCTGGATCAGTTCGGAATCCTCATCCATGTAGTTTGGCTTCGGTGGCACATACTTGCTACCAATCTTAATCTTTCCTGTGTTGTACGGAACATTCATCGTTATCTCCCTAGTAGTGCCAGCTTGCCCAAATAGATGGCTGGCGCACCTTACCTAACTATCCTTGCGGATTCTCCTCTGAGCTAGAGGGGATTACTTCAATCATTACGACACACCCGCCACCCTTCTTGGGCAGCCCTCGCTCAATCAATAGCTTTTCCACCTGGACATCGGAATCAAAAATACCAGCGTGTTCACAAGCATCGAGGATCGCTTTGGCACAGTTATCAATATCCATGAGCTTCTTGCTTCGTGGTCTTAACACAATATGCACACTCAAAGACTGCTCTCCTAGCTTTGGAACTTCGTTGTCCATAACATATTCCATAACAGATTGTCTAAAGAGGACACCACGCTTACTAATAAATCTGCGGTGTCCACTAGCAATCCAGTAGTTATTGATTGAGGGTGGGTAGGGTAGGTCTAGAACAATCATTAACAGCCAATAGGCTTAAATGGTCCTTGTGTGCCTACATCCCAACAGCACATTCCACCTCTACCATCAGGCTGGCATTTAACCTGGGCTGATACGCTTAATGACATCATCGACAGTAAAACAATAGCAATTGCTTTTTTCATGGTGATCTCCTTAAAAGGGTACATCTGAATCTTTAACATGGTTTACTTCTCTTGGATATTCCTGGGTGTTTTGTGGCTTCCAGTTATCCTCGGATAGACTAATGAGCTGCCCTTTTGGGGTGTTCTTAGTCCAGCCAGCAATCTTGAGAGTTTGACCCGCTTTGTAATCCTCAGACAGCAACATCGTGCCTTTCCAGTCGGGTGCTTTCTCATGCTTCTTATCAGCATTACCAAACAATACTCCTTTGCCCATTTGGGCGATATGTCCATTAGCCATTTAATCTCTCCTTATTTCAGCTATGCGGGTTAAAAACTTAGATGTCTGCACACCACTCCATGTCTTTGTAAAGGCATCGTTGGCAGCTCGTAGTTGGTTGTACTTCTTGGTTTTCTCTTTATCGTCATACTTGGTGGAGTTCTGGATGCGCTGGAATAGATCCAGGAATCCTTCAATCCAATCCTCAAGGCTAAAGAATGTGGCGTATGGCTCTTGCTGACCTGGAACATATAGGTGCAGTTTATGAACCATGTTGCCAAAATTACCTTTTGGAATGTCTGGGGTTGAATCGGGAATATCCTCTTTGATCGTGTTTAGATCAATCTCACCCGTGCCAGGATCGACTACTATGCTACCCATATCCTTGGGTTTAGGCGCATCAAAGTCACTTACTTCTTCAACGGAATAGAACCCTTGAACACTTCCAGGAAACACCGATCGTATACCTTCCGAAATGCATCGGGATCTGAGCATTGCCCTTGGGAACTTTTGCCAGCCCGAACCTGGTTTGACAAGACCGATTTTGGTTGCCTGTTCAATTGTCCATGTAACGGCAAGCTCTCCACCATTGGGGTGACTAAATACGCCTGTAACTTTTTCATCTGTGTAATCCTTCCAGTCCACTTTCCCACCCGCATTTTGAAACCTTGCTAGCATCGCATCGGCTTTTAATGCTGGTCTGCCTTGGATGATATGAAAATCCCGTGCTGCTGTGGCGGGGTGCATACCTTCCGCTTGTGCTACTGCCATTAGCGCTAGTACGCTATTGGTATCCTTCATTCCGAATAAACCGCTTTTGGCTATTGCTTCTGCCATCTGCGACATATCCGTAAAGCTGACAATATTGCTCATCTTATCCCCTTTCATTAGGCTTTACTTCACTAAAAATCTACGGCTACCAGGCTGTTCAATTACGAACTGCTCGTAAATGTCTGGCATGGCTTGTTTAAAAAGATCACTAGAAAAGCGCTTGGATGTCTTAGCGGATCTCCAGGTTACTAAGGTATCCCCAGAGATGGATACGATCTCGCTCTTATCTCCCATGGCGTTACGGATCGCTACCTCTAGCGCTTCGCTCTGATCCTCTAGCGCCTTAATGCTAGCTTTGTACTGCTTTAGCTGTGCTACTGCTAACTCAATATTTTGCGTTGCAACAATGGATTCATCGGTGCTATTGGGATAGATCAGTTTGGTCTGCTCTATGGTTTCTGCTGGTGGTAGGCTATCGGTCTTGCAATATGCCCATAACTTAGCCATACGCTGTACTAGATCATCTTTCATACCCTCGGTGATCTCAAATTCAATGGTTACGAATTCGCTTCCACCAAATAGAACAGCCAGAAATATACGATCGATAGAATGACAAGCACATTCGTGTATGAGCTGGGCAAGATCAGCATCAGGAATCCGATTAGCATCGGCATCAAACTTATTGCGAACTCCAGCGTTATAGTTTTTTGCTTCAACAAGCACACGACCATCTGCACTAATGAAATCAAAATGAGAACGCATCCAATCGTGTTTGGGGTGAGTGAGGGCATAGTCAGCTTCCTTTAATTCCATCTTATGTTTGTCTTGAAATAAGCGCCCAATGACGGGTTGCATGACATGACCCATCTGCACCGCTTCGACATTGGATAAGTCTGGCGCTTCCCGTTTACCTTGCTTGGTAAGTATGGCATCCACCGCACGACCATTAGCAGCCATGCGGGAATCACCACTCCACCAAGTATGACGATAAAGAGAAAACCAAGAAGTACAACCAATTGCGTGCTGCCAACGATGCCTACCACCAGCAGAAACCATAGAGCAGACCAAACTGATCTATCCCAATAGCACCGAGGAATCCATTGTTGCAACGCAGAATATTGAGGTAGCAGTAGCCCAACTCAAGCAATACAAAGCCAGCATTAAGGCGCTAGAGGATCAGAGCGAAGCACTAGAGGTAGCGATCCGTAACACCATGGGAGATAAGAGCGAGATCGTATCCA